GTAACAGTGTGAAGGTCTTCCCCACCCTGGAACGCCTTGGTCATCCTCTCGTCTTTAGCCACTGCCGCAGCGAGTCGTAATTCCATCTGACCAAAATCCGCGTCAACAAGCAGATAACCATCAGGAGCTTCAACGCACTGACGAAACTCCGTATCACGAGGAATCTGCTGGTTATTGGGTTTGATGCAAGACATACGACCCGACTCCGCTCCAAGCTGCAGATAGCTGGCACGAACAAAACCATTTTCGTCTGCTTTTTCGAGGATTGCTTCAACCATTTGGCGGCGTTTCTCCGCCTTTTTCCATGCCAAATACGTTTGAATGACATGGTGATCAGCCGCATACTCCTGGAGCGCTGCTTTAGACGCACTAGGTTTGCCTGTTTTGGCATCGACAGGCGGCTCACCCAACAGGGCGGTAAACTTTTGTAACAATTGCTTAGGGCTATTTATGTTAAAGCCCGCGTCTTGCTTGGTGCCAAGGCGAAAAGAACCAGAAGCTTTTGGCCGGAGGTTGAACGTTTCCGCTCTTTCGATGTCTTCAATTTCTGCATACCAGCGTTCACGGACATCATCGTCGTGGCCCATTTCGGTGAGACGGTCTCGAAGGTACGAGAGTCTTTTAACGTTTGGCACTTCTCTGGGGAGTTTTTCGCCTTCAGGGAGCGCTGTATCCAACTCCCGTAAAAATTCTCGACTGAGCGCATCAATTGTGAACTGGTAGTCATCACGTAACTGTTCAAGAGCAGGAATGTTCCATGGAAGTCCGGTACGCCACATCTGTGCCATAGCCGGAAGCGCTCTGCACTCTAGGCTTGTTGCCGCAGCCAATCCGGTCTTTGCCAACATCTGCTGCAGGACAACATCCAGGCGCAAGAGCACCTCGACATCCTTAGCCGCATAGACAAGCTGCTCCTCACTAAGGTCTGTAGCGCCCCAGTCAGACTTTTGCTGCTCTTTATCTAAGTCAATTCGTAGATACCTTTTAGCCACATGTACAAGGCCATGTTTTACATTAGGCAACCCATTAGATAACAATTTGCTGGCCAACATTGTGCAAAACAGTTGCCCCCTGGGACGTATCCCATGCTCCTGTAACCAACCTAAATCAAAGACGGCATTGTGCGCTAACCACCGCCTATCTACATCAAAGAAATCGGATACTTTTTCCCAGTCATCTTCATCCAAATCAAAGCAGTCAATAACAACAATTGTCTCTGTATCGCTGCAACCAAGCTGAATGAGACGCAGTTTGCCAATCTCTGGTTGCAGCTGGAGCGTCTCTGTATCAAACGCAATAGAGGTAGACGAAGCTAAAGCGCCGAGATGCTCGACGCCAAAAAGAACCTTGTATTCAGACATAAAAGTCAGGCGTGCTTTTCTTCGGGGAACTCACCGTCCCAATCGGACTCATGGGTTCCATCTGGAGCGTACCAGCCGCCTTCATCGCAGGACCAGTCTGCTTCCGTGCGTGCATTCCACACCGTGTGTTCCCAAGCCATAGCGGCATCAACTGAGTTCGCTATAGAGCCATAACGATCGAACTCTTCTGCCTTTTTAAGGTTGTAATCCTGGACTTCGGACTGCATATATGCAGGCGCATTTTTCATTTTGATGTGGTCAAGTGGGTGAGTTGACATCAGTTGTTCTCCTGTGGGCGCATTGCTTTCAACTTTTGATCAAAACGACGAATGACCTGAATGTCAGTCCCTGGTTCTTCCATGCACTGCTCCCAGACATGAATCACCTGCTCCAACTGCCAATCGGCACCAGCTTTCATGCAACCCTTCCAGTCATTCGTCTTCGTCGATGCTTTATCATCAATAGCACGGCAGATTTCGTCAGTCAGTGGATGTTGGTCAGTCATGATGTGATTTGTTTGGTCATTTTTAAGCAAGTGGATCGTAAAAAGGGTCAAGTTCAAATTCAGTGATAAGTCGTGTTAAGTACCACTGAGCTTTACGTAAGTCTTCAGCACCATTTTTTTGGCGGTAGCGCCACAGGTACTTTATGCTGTTGCCGCGCAGATAACCAAGGAATTCATCTTGTGTCATTTGCGCTTTGATGGCATCGATGCACTCAATGTCACCACTTTGGTAGTGGCCCGGATTGATTGCGTCACTCATCGTCTGAGAAGATGGGGGGAATTGCGTACCAGTCGTTCCTTGGAATCCAACAGAGCAAACGCTCAATTTCTTCACTTGTTGGAGCGTTGGCATGGCTGAGCGGTTCGTACCAGAGTAGTACCGCCTTACAAAGGGCGGAACCAAACTGTGGTGGCTCCGTAGCAGTCGCTGGAGCAACCTGAACAGCATCTTCGACGATGGCGTGGATCTCTAGGAGATCAGAGTCGCGTTTGTAGCTGTAGGAAACAAGCTTAGGCATGGGTGGCGCCTGAACTACCTCAGTAGTGTAGCACCTTAGTTGAGGTAGCTGGAAATCACCGGAAAGATTTCATGCTCGTACTCGCTTTGGATGCTGGCATCAATCCCGCCCTTTAGCGCGGTTTCAATGTCCTTCTCCAAGCGACAAAACTCCTCTGGATCGTCCTCATATACCCCCTCAAACACCCTGAACACCTTTCCATCGGGGCTGTAAGCCGTGTAGCGCACCAGGGCAAGAAAGCTCTGGGGCCGCTTTAGTTCGTAGTAGGTGATGGTGGTTTTCAGGCCCACTGGTCCACCTGGTTTACCACCAGTGTGACCCGTCTTGACGAACCGAAGCATAATGTAATAGTTCGCTAGGGGCGTGATGGACACAAAACGGGAGTTCATTTACGAGCGGTTTAGGCGAGACATACAAGGCATCGACAACCTGAAAGACGCCCAAGAGATCGCCTGTAAGTTTCTGCGCCTGTACTTGGCTCAGCAGGACGTTGTAGACGGCTTTATCCGCAAGGGGTGGCTACCTGATGGGGCAGCCACCGGCATGGACTAATCCCGTATCGCTCGGGGGGTATAGGCATTCTTTCGCTCCCTAATCAAGCGCCCTGTCTCGTTGAAGCACTCACGCCGCACCTCATAGGGGATGGCGTTCACCATCTGGTTGATACGGAATTGCAAGAACTGGTCATCGTCATCAGCCTGCAAATCTGTGAGATGCGCAGACTGAACCGCATTGCTTAGCCCACTAACGATCCAGTGGCGGAAAGTAGGCGAACCAAGCAAGTCAGCCAGCTGGATCTTTTCGGAAGCGTCAAGAACCTTGTCGGGGATTGAAACTGAACCCTGGGACGTCATTACTTAATCCTTTTTAAGTTGTGCCTTTCGGCCCGTCTACTGTAGCAGCGGGATTTTAGCCCCGCTGCTGCGTAAGGGTTATTTCCGCTTTATACGTCCCACTGGTTCCAGGCGTTATCTCGAAGTGCCTTTAACTCCTCCCCGGTACGACCTTTTTCATCGTCCCTCGCGCGGGGGGAGTTTGAAACTGTCCCATTAAGGGAAGAACCCGCTCCAGCACTGGATTCTTTAATGGGACACTCGGCGCTTTTAGTGGAGGTGTCCCATTTAGATTCCTCCGCCCCACCCTTAATGGGACACTTTTCCTCTCCACGGGGAGTGTCCCATTTAACATCCCTGTCATTGCAAGGGTTTTCCTTTAAATGGGACACTCCAATACTCTCCCCCCACGCGCGCGTAGAGAGAGCTTTATAGAGTTTTGTGGGCTTTCCTTTAGCACTGGGACGTTCCATAACCATCAGCAGCCCACGGTTTTCTAACCGCTGGAGCGTCTTGCGGATTGCAGAAACACCTGCGTTGACGTACGGGTTGCTGTTCAAGTCCTGCCGACTCACCCATTCCCCGGATGCGTGAAGCTGGATCATGATTGACTCACCCACCGACGCAGCGCGCGTCTGAATTTCTTCTGACTTTGGAATTTCCACAAGAGACACGGTGAGATCTTCGTTCTGGGTTTGAAGCAAGCACTCTCCCTCACGATTGATCCGGCTTTTCCCGATCGTGATGACACGTTGATCACTGGAAAGGTTTGAGTCCTTTTTGGGGCGCCCGATATTCCACACCTCACCAACAGCAGCGGAGATTGCACTGGAGCCTCTTGCGCCTCCTGCTTTGGCTGCGTGGTGCAGAACAATGACGGTGCAAGCAGGCCAAAGCACCCCATTGTTGGAGTTCAGCCAGTAGAGGGGCTGCGCAAACTCAGCTTTGTTTTCGTCACCGGCTTTGGACCCGCTGCAACTGGAAAGCGAGTCAATGACGATCATGCTGGGCTTAACGGCATTCATCTTTTTGACGAACTGCGCCTGGCGGTAAAGATTGAAATCAGGTTCGAAGTGAAAATCCTGCTCGTTCTTGATTTCGTGTAAGTCGTATTCCTCGTAAAAGTCTTGAAGGCTCATGTCGGCGTTGAAATAAATGACAGGCCCTTGTTTGACAGGGACCGCATGACTCTTCAACTGGAACGGAATGCCATCGACAACGTGCTTGAGCAAGGCCATAGCGGTCGCTGACTTACCGCAACCTGCTTCACCAAAGAACAGCACGGTGTAGGCATAAGGCAGCAACCCTGGGATGAGGAAGTCGCGTGCAGTTTTTTCCCGCTGGGCCATGGTGTGACCACTGGCGCGGTTCTGTTGGGTGATGTGGTCCAGCAGGAGCTTTTCGACACCGCTCTGATCCTTGTAACGAGCCTCCATAGCAATGGCGTGTAGCTCGTAGTTCATGCGGGCTACATCATCAAGCTGGTACGCCGCCATACCGCGTCGAATGATCTCGTCGTATGGGAGAAGCGATTCCCGGTAAAGCTGAAAGCTACGTTCCTCCGCCGTCTCAACAATTGACTTACTGGACTTAGAGAACCTTGCCCTCTTTGGGTCCACCTGGTCAGCCATCCAGATGAGGGTGCCAAGGCCGATACCACCGGGCTTGAAGGAGTCCCAACGCTTCTCGCAGGGGTTGCCTTCTTTCCACTCATCAGCAAATTCAGGGTCTTTAGCAGACCACTCCGACCACAAAACCAGCCCTGTATCAGCAGGGAGGACACTGTGGATCGCCATGCCGACTTTGACCCAGTGCTGATTGGAGCCAACACCCTTGTGCGGAACGACCTTGAGACACTCCCGAACGATTTCAGCGATCTCGTCCTCAGTGCGGTCTGAGACGTCGAGCGCCCTGCGGTTGCTGATAAGACCCTTACCTTGCTTGGCCTTAGCCGCCTTCATCTCAGCGATGAGAAAGTCCGGCGCGGTAGGGATGTTGCCTGGATCGCCTACAAAGCCGTAGGAGCCCTTAGGAGCCTTGCCATCAATGCTTCCTGGGTAGGCGCCGTATATGAGGCCCTGACGGAAGCCCTGGCCGCCCCACAGCACCTCGTAGGAGTTCCCTGTCTCCTCTGACAGCCCAAAGCCGTCTACATCGGTCCACAGGGCCTCTGGAACACGGAAGATGTATTTCGCAGCGTTCTTCTTAGTCGAGGTGATGACAGGAGCACCCTGGAGCGCATCACCCCATTTCTTTTTGAGTGAGTAAAGGTTGCGGTCAACGTCGAGGATGACGTAGCCGTTACCGCGAACACCAGTCCAAAGACCGACAGCGGTGAGAGTTTTTGGGCTCTTCTCAATCAGCAGAGCAG